CTTGCTTTCTTAACTTTCTTTGTAAATCTCCGAATCATACGTTCGGTATTGTTTTTACATTCTCTCGATGTTACACCAACATTAGCCTGTCGGGCCATACTACACCTACTTTATTGATTGCCAAATGTGAGAGGCGTTTCCTAGAATAGAACTAATGTCCACCCCTGAATCACGAGGGTCTCCCAAATCGGCTTCACCTTCTTGCGCTTGGGCATATTTCATTGGTCGTGTGCCTTCAAATAGATCTACACCATTGTAAGCATCCCCTCCAATGGAGTCCATCAATTTCTTCCGATGTTCTTGGAGCTTCGCTCTCGTCTCGTCTGACTTACGTTGCACGTGCAAGTCCTCATTAACTAGAAGTTTATCTTCTTTTTTCTTACTCTCTACAACCAGATTACCTTGAAGTCCTTTTGTTACTTCTGCCACCACATTCGAAAGAAGTCCTTCTTCTAAAAGAACTTCGTGAATACATTCTTTAACCAAGGGCTTGATCAATTGTTTTAAATCACTTTTCTTCATTTTTCCGTCTCGGGGGGCTTCGGTTCCTGGATGGGTAATTGAGCCGGCTTTTTCTTATAGTCGGGCTCGATCTCCTCAAAATACGCTTTTACTACCTCATAAGGACGGCTAGCCGCAATCTGTGCAAACATCTCGCGATCCTGTTGTGATAGCACTTTCCAAAATGCCTCTATTTTTTTAGGGTCTTTCCTCACTATGGCTCCATAAAGGGCATTAAACCCCTTTTCTGCAAGCCATATTCCCAAACGTATCTGAGTATTGAGTACTCGACTCGCGGGATCGGTGAGAAACGCCACTGGTTTATTAGCCCATCGATGAGTGAACATAATTCTTAAAAGAGATCCCAACGCTTTCTTCACTACAAGAGGGGCCGCCATAATTTCGGGGTCCGACCAAAAATCATTATACGCCTTTAAGAGCGTCTTTCTCCATAATAATATTTTTCGAGCATATTTGGCGGCCTTTAAACCAACTTTAGGAGATTGTTCTTGTATCGCGCGATTATTTACAACTCGCTTAAGTACATCTTCTACTAGGTCGACCCATGCCACAACGCCAGTGAATGTGGTAGCCTCGTTAAGGGCTACACCACCATTTTGGGCTTCTGCTGCGTATACTTTCTGAAATATGGGATCATCAGTCAACTCATCCCAGAGGGCTACTAGTTCTTCGGCGTTTACTTCGGCTTCCGTCAATACATCGGACTGGGTGTAGCGTCTCCAGTTTTCAAACAACATGTGTTGTTCTTCAAAGCTCGAATAAGTTTTACTCATCTTCTAATACCTCATTTAATAGACGATTGATTTTGTCTGCTTTGGTGAAGATGTTTGACTCTCGCAAGTCCTTTGCCTCTTTCACCATAAAGGCACCTGGGGTGGATGGCTCCGAGACGAAATCAAAGCAGATCAATTGAAAGTCGTCTTCCACCATAGTTTGTCCATTGCCCTCACTAACAGAACCCATGCCGCGTGAAGAGATACCAAGCTTTACTCCCGATTCTACCAATGATCTAAGAATGTTTCCGGAAGGAGTCTTTAATACTTTTACCTTTCCCATTACGCTTTTCTCTTCCATCCAAACAGAAGTAACCATATGAGAAGCATTTCTAAGGTTAATAACCGAATCGTCAGGGTGATCTAATTCTCCTAGGGCTCTGTTTTCTTTTACGAGCTTTTGGTAGGTTTTAACTTCTCTCATTAAAGTTTGGTATGGATAAACTCTTCCGTTGCCGTTTTGTACGTCAGCTTCTTGTAGTTTGCCGGAAAGCATCATGCCGCCGTTAGCCACAAATCTTTTTTCATCTTCTGTCAAAAGATCTTGGCATACGCCGCCATCGCATAGTTCGTAGTATTCTCGTAAAAGTACTTTAGCCATGGCTAAGATCCTTTACAGCACAACCTTACTGGTTGAAGCATCCATTTCTGTGTCCAAAAGTTATTCATTTTTTATCTCTACTGTTTTAGTAATTTTAATTCCGTGATCTCCAAAAACCATATTGAATACATATGATGTTCCGGACGATAGCCATCCCAAAAGAAAGAAATTTGCGACAGTAATATCAAAATTAAATAGTTCTGTAAACGGAGAAAGCAACAATAAAAACCATCCAACATGGAAACCCATGCACATGGGACAATTGGCTAATTCGCCTGCTTTTCCTTTCTTGGGTCTTATTCTCTCAAATAATTTGCCATAGACAACAATTTGTGTGAGACCATAAGCGCAGAGTATAAAAGTTAAAAGTTCCATTTCATGTTCCCAAAATTTCAACAGCAGCAGTAGATACAATATCTGCGGCGGGGGCTGCAGATTTAGCCAATTTCATCATTAAATTAATATCGCCAAGGTCTACTGGAGGATCGGATAGTTTCATCGCCACCAGCGCTAGCGCCAGTACTGGGCCCCCATATTTCCTTATCTTTGTACCCAATGGTGATTCGAAAAACTTCTGCACTGCAATATCTCCTTGTATATAAGTAGAAAGCATTTTATCCGCAAGGGCGCCTTCTGTAAGATCGTTTTCTGCAGCCACAGTCTTAAAGGCTTTAATCGCATCGGTTACTTCGGGATCTGCCATAAGTGCATCCCACACCTTGCGTTGTTCCTCGGGGGCAGCATCAAAAACTTTTTTAATTAAATCGGCTGCTTCGCCAGGGGTGTCCTTGATAGTAGTCAATGTTTCCTGTGATTCGGGCGCCTGAGCCTCTGTCAAAAACACATCCCATCTTCCCATTATGGTTTTCATCTCCCACACAATAAATCTCCTACATTGTATACAACATGTTCAAGGAGTAGGGATCCCTAACCATTCCGGGGAAGATCGATCCCTGCTCTACCTTCTGGGGTACCTCTCCCAATTTGGTTGAATCTTCATTATCTGGATGCGTGAGTGCATCATCATCCATGGCAATGATAGCCTCAGTGGCCTCAAAGTAGGGTCGTTCTTCCTCGATAAAAGTAGAAATGTTAATCAATGTCATTTTAGCTGTGTTAAGTTTATCATTAGATGCGGTCTCCATAAGACCCTCCAACGATCCATAAAAGGCGCCTGCTTGAATAGACTCGGGAATGATTAATCCTTTCTTACGTAAATGAGCAAACAAACGATTTTGAGCACCATAAGTTAAATCATCTAAATGATTCTTGGGAAAAACCACCACCTTATTCTTCTTCGTAGATAAGATAATATCAACGTCACCATGATCGAAAATCATAAGATCGCCATTCATACTTTTTCGCATGTCAAGCTCTAATGTAACAGATGCCTGGTGGGCGCCTGCACCTATTCTAACTGTGATCGGCATCGTTATATATTTCCTTTACAAGTTGTTGGGTTTTCATAACAGTCAACAGAACATCATCTGTAATCGGTGAACGAGCATAGGACTTCAGTTTCTCCACAATCTTCTGAGTTTTATTCGCCATTTCAACATCTGCTCTAATCTCTTCAATGTCGTCAGCCTTCTCAAGCTCTTGAATTAATCTTCCAATTTCTTCATTTAAAAATAATTTAAGCTCTACCGAATTGTCGGCAAACGATGAAACATAATGATTTAATAACTGTTTTTGCTCTTCCAATAGTTCTGTTTCATATTTATTATTAAACTTCTTCGCAAAAGTTCTGTACAGTACGTCATCAACGTTGTCATCTTCGTGAAGGTCTGCTGGCGCCAACATATTAATAATAATTTCATTTTCTAAAATTACTCTATCTTTGGGGGAAATCTTATCTGAAAAGATTTGCGCAATGGTTGCCAAAGATTTATAGTTGGGAACAAAGTTGTTAAACACTTGAGGAGATAATTCTTTATTTACATCTTTAATTAATGCTGATTGGGCTTTAAACAAACCATTCGCATCCAAGACTCGTCTCTGTAATTTAGACTCTCTGAGGATTTTTTCCGAAGTAAGTCTATCAAAATTTTGTTTTTCATACAAAGACCGATAACAATCCAGATCCTTGCTTAAGCTGCTTCCTCGTTTAAAGTGGACCTTAATTAGCTCTACAGCTTTATTTCGCCTAGGCGCATCTTTCTTTAACAGTGCCACTGTGGCTTCTTTAATAAGTGCTTCATAAACAAAAGCAGTGTTTCTTTTTTTATTATGTTTAATTCTCATTTGGTGACTCCACTATGGCTTGAGCGCTTTCTAATCCTTCTAATAATCTACGAATAGAATCATTTAATTGAAAAAGCTTCTCCTCTTCTTTCTCTTCTCTCAAAGTATAAATAGATTGTTCATCCTCATAAATACCTTCTGCCTGGGGAACAAACCCTTTCCCAAGCGATTTAAGTCCATCCGCATAACCAGGTAGGATATTTCGCATTGTAGAGCTTCCTTTTTCTGACGCATATTGAGATCGTGTAGAACGCAATCGCGCGCCACTATCGCGTCTATCAACTTTCTTGGGATGATATACTTTACCTTTGGCTCCCGGTGTAAGACGGGGTGCCTTACGCGAACCTGGGGGGACCGCCAGGAGCGCCGATTCCTCCCCTCCTTCTGGGGCTGCTTCCGGTGCTGCTTCGGCTGCCGGCATTTCTTCTGGGCCGGCAAGCTCTCCTCCCAAGTCTCCTCCCAAGTCGGCGCCCATATCCATTTCGCCGCCCATGCCGCCCATGCCCGCGCCGCCGGCGCCTTCTGCTGCGGCGGCTTCTGCAACAGCCTGTAATGCTGCATCGTGCTTCCGATCATAATACATCTCGCGTTGATTACGCAGAAATTGTTCATGAGACATGCCAAAGATGTGTTCGGTGACCCACCGACGCGAGAAATAACCCTCTGTGGCAGATGCGGCGATATCAAACTTTTGTTTCCAATGCTCTATCTCTTGGAGTTCTGAAATCTTAGACGGGTTGTTTAATGAAAGAGAGAAGTTCAATAAATCATCTCCTCTAAAGCCTAGCGTATAGAGATGAATAATGCCAATCTTTGTTAGTTCAGCAATAATCACACGTTGTAACCTCTGAATAGTTCGTGAAAAACGAATGTCTTTCTGGGCTAGAGTAGTTTTGTCTTCTTCAGCACCTTCGCCCATTGTAAGATACGACTGAGGAATCTTAAGTGCTGAGAACAATTTGTCTCGCAAATATTTAATATCATCAATTGCCGTCGCATTAGCACCACCAGCAAGGTTTTGAATGTCTGTCACAGAACCAGCACGCACGGGAATAAAATAATCCTCTTCGATGCTCATTGGGTTGTAACGAAGATCAACGCGACCTGTATCAGGATCAATAACCTGATGACGCTTAAGCTGAGTCACAATCTTTTGCATGTATTGTTCCACTTCTTGCGGTGGAATAGAGCCTACATCAATCTTAAACACGCGGCGTTCCGAAGAACGCACAATACGATAGGCCATCATTGCATCTTCCATCAATACTAATTGGCGCCAGATGCGTCTAGCTGGCTCAAGAATCGAGGAGCCATAGGGAGCATACTTATCATTTCCTAAAATGCGGAAATGGCACACCTGCCAGTTCTCGAATGTCATTCCCGCAGAGTTCCATTGAAATTGGAGATAATTGGGGTTAGTGGCGTCCTTGCCTTCTAACCGTTCGATTTCAGCGGGAGGAAGCGGAATCACTGCTTTTATCCCAAACGTTTCATCAATGTCTAAATATAAAAAGAAATCTCCATATTTCGACATCGTACGAGCCCAACCAAAAAGATTATATTGAAGGTTTAATACCTGATCAAAAAGGGCCGTCAGTACTGCTCTAATTTCTTCATTGGGGCATTTAATGTTTAACATGGGGCTGAGATTAGAATAGGTCGTCATCTCATCTGAGTAAATATCTAATGTGGAAGCAATCTCAGGTGTATATTCCATTTGATCGAAATCAACATATCGTTCGGTTCTGCGTTGGTTTGCGATTGCATTGGTGGCTATCGTATCAAGGGGGCTATAAACAGCTTTCTTAAACTGCTGACCCGACGCAGATTGAAATCGTGATGCAAACTTATCGAGGTGTTGTCTCCTAATTCTTCTGCCCGATTGAGAACGATAATTAACAATCGGTCCAGAAAACAATCTAGTTAACATTTTAAATAAATTTGAATCAGGGTTTACATTTGTTTTATTAGGGGGCATTTAATTTCTCACTTTATAATCCATTTAAATTGGTCATACATTTGTTTGGATTCATTCATTTTATCAAAAACATTATCTTTTTTGTAGCCTTCTTGTCCACTGATTCGAGTGTTAAGTGTTGTCTTACTCGTTATAATGGCGTCAACAAATGCTCTTTGATAGTTTAAATCTCGCGCATTCGCTTGAAGTGCTGTGTCGCGAACCCAGCAGCCAATTGCTAGCGCCATAATTAAATCATCGTGATAACTTTTCATTGCTTGTGGTTTACCGTTCTTCCAAATAAATGTTTTCATCTCGTTGACAGTACGAGACGAGTATATCTTAATTAGTTTATTTCTGATAAACTCCTCTAATTTCGCCACTATAAGGGGGCGCGTCTTCATAGATGTAGTAAAGCCTGGTACAGCGCTGTTT